CCGCAGTGAGTGCCCAGATCATCACCGCCCTGCGCAAGCGGGCCGAAGCACTGGACGCAGAGGCCGATGACCTTGATGGACAGCGCATCGACCATGTGATCGGCATTCCCGGCCGGACCGCGAAGCTCCTGCGTTTCACGGCCACCGAGTTCCGCGCACTGGCTGATCAGGCGGAGGCACGATGACCACCACCCTCCTCACGCCCGTAACCGGCGGCAAGGCCGAGCGCGTCGGCGCTTCCCTCTGGCGCCGCCAGCTCCTGCCCATCGGGGACATCAATTACGAGGGCCGCAAGATCAGCTTCACCCGCGACTACCTGGCCCGGCTCGTGCAGGCGTTCCGAGACAAGGCGTACGACGCGGTGCCGTTCCAGTTCGCCGACGCCGACAACAAGCACAACAGCAAGCCGGAGCAGCGGCGCGGCACGGTCCGCGACCTGGAACTGACCGACGACGGCCTGGACGTCATCGTCGAGGCGGGCAAGACGGCGCAGGAATACCTGGGCGAGTATCCCGACCTGGGCATCTCCGCCTCCATCGTGGAGGCCTACGACCGCGCCGACGGCAAGTTCTTCCCCGCCGCGATCAAGCACGTCCTGGGCACCCTGGACCCGCGCCTGACCGGCATGCGCCCGTGGCAGCCCGTGACCACCGGCCTGGCCTCGGACCTGTGGCAGTGCGTGGACTTCTCCGGCGACGACGGCGAGGTCATCGACCTGAGCGGAGCCGAGTACGCCGCCGCCGAGCCCGCGAGGCCGCGCGGCAAGCACGCGAAGCCTCAACCGCAGCCAGACCCGACCACCCGGCCCGAGCCGCCAGCGGCGGCAACTCCTACGACGGAGGAACACGACATGGCTCTCACCCCCGACCAGGAGGCCCGGCTGGGCAGGCTGCTCGACCTCCCCGACGACAAGTTCGAGGCGCTGCTCGCCGACAAGCCGGAAGAGGACGAACTGCTGTCCGACGCCGAGCTCGAGGCGCTGCTCGACGGCCTCCCCGTCGATCCTGCGGCTGCCGGGCCGGGCACCGAGCCCGCCGGCGAGACCGCGCCGGAAGGCGAGCCCGCGCTGGCCGGGGCCGCGCTGTCCGCCGAGGCGCAGGCCGCGATCGACCTGGCCAACTCCCGCGCCGAGGAGCAGGGCATCGAGCTGGCCAGGATCACCGCCGCGCTGGACCGCGCCACCTACGAGAAGGAGCGCGACGCCCTGGCCCGCGACCACGGCATCCCGCCCCGCATCACCGACCTGGCCCGGCCGCTGCTCGAAGGCACGGGCCGCGTGGTCGAGCTGGCGAACGGGCCGGCCGTGGACGCCGGGGCGATCGTGCGCAAGGTGCTCGCCGAGATCGGCAAGACGGTCAAGATGCTCGACCTGGCCGGCGAGATCGGCTCCCCGCTGGACTTCAGCGCCGAGGCCGAGGCAGCCGCCGAGGAAGCCAGGAAGTCCGAGCGCGCCGCCGTCGTGTCCGGCTTCCGGCAGATGACCGGCATCTGACGGGCCGCCACGTCCTGACCGCCGACTTCCCTCCGTGGAAGAAGGGGCACGTCGTCGAGCTGGCCCCGGCCCAGGAGAGCGCGGCGGCGTCCGTCATCCGCGCCGTCACCGCGAAGGACGCGGCCGGCGAGTCCGCCGGCGTCAGCAACTAGAACCTTCCCGCACGAACTCCCCGTCCGCAGCGGCGGGCCTTACCCCACGCCATCAGCAAGGACGGTGAGTACCGCCATGCCACTTCCCCACTACAAGAGCGGCCCGGACAGCTACCAGGTGTCCGCCCTGACCCTCGCCGGCCAGCTCGTCATCCCGACCAGCGCCAACGCGACCACGGTCATGCCATGCGCAGCGTCGGGCTCGCTGCTGGTGCTCGGCGTCGCCGGCGCTAACGCCTCCCCGATAGTCAGCCAGGCCGCGTTCACCGACCAGTACGCCGGCAACCTGCCGCTGGTGGACATCTCCGCGCTGCCGGACTACACCGCCGTCTACCACGGCGTCGACATCCCGGTCACCTACGAGGCGGCGTGCTCCTTCGGCCAGCAGCTCATGAGCGCCGCCACCGCCGGCAACGTCAAGGCCTGGGACGGCGTCACCCCGTCCACGATCATCGGCCGCTGCACCCAGCCCGGCGGCGTCCTCGCGGGCGCGACAGTGGCCCGCGCCCGGATCTACTGACCCCTCTTCGAGCCTGACCCGCGGCTGCCTGCCGCCCGACCCGGACGGGGCTCCACCCCGCCTCCCGGAGTGACCCCAGAAGGAGCTGAGCCCCGTGCCAGTGCCGGCCTATACCTCGCTCGACGGCCCGCGGATCACCGTCGACGCCCTGCTCAAGGACCCGCTGATCATCCCCGAGCTGATCCTGAGCATGACCGAGAACCAGTTCCTGGTCGACGCCGTGCTCCGGCAGGGCGGCGTCACCCAGTCCGGCGCGGTCCGCTACAGCGAGTCCACGCCGCTGTACGCCGACGACGTGCCGGAGATCCGGGCGGAGTTCGGCGAGGTCCCGGTCGTGCCGACGTCCGTCGGCATGCCCCGCGTGGTGGTCACGCACGAGCGGGCCATGGCGATCAGCGTCTCCGACGAGATGCGCCGCCGGCAGATCATCGACCCGGTGAGGCGGCAACTTGAGCAGGTCCGCAACACCATGATCTACAGCTGGAATGCCGCTTTCTACAGCGCCGTCGTGGCGAACGCGGGCATCCAGACCCTCGCCGTCGGCTCGCCGTGGGCATCCTCGAATGCCACCATCCGGGCGGACATCGCGAACGCGGTGTACCTGGTGGAGAACGCCAGCATCACCAGCACCGTGGGCTTCAACTCGTTCCTCGGGTTCGAGGCCGACACGATGATCATCAACCACGGCACCAAGAACACGCTGCTCCAGAGCAGTTCCTTCGCCGCGCCCTACATCGGGGACATCGCCAGCGAGAACCTGCAGTACACCGGAGTGCTGCCGAACAAGATCTTCAACCTGGACGTCCTGCTGTCGAGGCAGATCCCGGCCGGCAACGCGATCGTCATGCAGCGCAAGCGCTGCGGCTTCATCGTCGACGAACTCCCGTATCAGGCAAGTCCGATTTACCGCTGGGAACCAACGAAGAGTTCCAGGTCAGACGTGCAAAGGGCGAGTGCCATCGGGCTTGACCAGCCTTTGTCGCTCGTCCTGCTCAGCGGCATCTGATCTATCCGGGCGGTCATTCCCGCGAGAACCCGGAACTCCTGCGGCCGGGCGATTACATCGAGCGCTGCCGGGCTGCCGCCTGACCTGGCCCGTCCTTCGCCGGCGGGCTCTCAACCCCCTGCCACGAAGGAGCACCCCATGCCCGTTGCGAAGCCGGCCCCGACCTCGGAGTACGAGGCCCTCACGAACCTGTCGGTAGGCCGCACCGGCTCGGATTCGGAGAAGGCCGCGGACATCGTCCACAAGGGCGAGACCGTCCACCTGACCGAGGAGCAGGCGCAGCGGTTCCTGGACCCCAAGCGGCACCGCGTCCCGGTGATCCGCCCCGCGTCGGAGCAGAACGAGGCGGCGCCGAGGATCACGGCCCGCGACCTGTTCGGCCAGCGTCCCAGGGCGGAGCAGTTCGAGGCGCGGCCGGACCCGGCGGGCTCGTCGGGCGTGCGGGTGATCGAGGACGCCAGCGCCGACCCGGCGGACCCGAGGAACGGCCCGGAGGCCAACGACCCGGCAGTGGACCTGTCGGTGGACCCGGACGCCGCGAAGGACAAGTAGGCTCCGGCCGCGATGCCTGACGACGCGCCGGCGGCGGACCTGGCCGCGTCGGGCACAGTGCAGCCTGCCGCCGATGACGCGGCAAGCGAGTTCACCTGCGGTCCCTGCGCCCGGCGCCGGCATTCCCGGTGCCGTGACCCTCAGTGCTCGTGCTGCGAAGGCTCGCCCTGAACGGAGGCCAGGTTGATCCGCACCGTCATAGGAGTCGTGATCGTGGTCGTCATCGTGCTGGCCGTGCTCGCCCTGATCGGTCACTGAGGAGGCGTCATGCCCGTCGCCTACTGCACTCCCGCTGACATCAGGAACAACGTCGCGGGGACTGATGCGGGCACCGGGACGTGCGCGATGCTGACCGATGATCAGCTCAGCGGGGCGATCGGCCAGGCCAGTTCCAAGGTCTCGGCCTACGCCGGGACAGCCTGGTTCGTGGACGCGAACGACCCGGTCGTGGTGATCCCTGATCTCATCAAAACGACCACCATTCAGCTCGGCACCTTCTACGCCACTTTGATCTACCGCAAGGGCAAGGATCTCAGCCCTTATGACCCGGCGTACCTGGGCTACCAGGACGCGATGAAGACGCTCAGCGACATCCAGGCCGGCAAGATCGAAGTGGTCCCGACCCCGCCAGCGGACCCGATCTCCGATGCCGGGCACGTGGTGAACAAGCTGCCGGCGATCTTCTCTTACGAGGATGCGGGCGTGCTGCCGGACGGGCGCGGGGGGATCATGCCGGCGGGTGCGGCAGGGTCACGGCTCATCGACGGCTGGCGGTAGCAGCTCGTACTCGCAGTGAATGCAACTGGTCGAACCGGGGTCCAGGTCGGAACGCTCGTGCCCTTCGATGAGGACGCCGTCGAGTTCGCACACGCGGCTGCGCAGCCGCGTGTGCGGTAGGTATTCGCCGTCCCGGTCCGTGAGCGGCCACGGTGCTGCACTGCGGCACGATAGGGCTATCGGGCGTGACAAGATCGCTCAC